TTTTCCGTTTAACTGGTCTGCAAGTTTTACCATTTCATTGTTAACGACAAACATTAAGAGCGCCCCCAGTCAATTAATTTCGGAATCTCTGAGTTGAATTGACAGAACACATCACCAGAAAATATAAATTGTTGCTCTTTGTCGTTTGTATGCCTGCCGCGCGCGCGGTCCAAGTCTCTGAAATTATTTGTCACTGACAACCCGATCGCGGCCGTGCCGCTTTCTGGGTGTTCACTATATGAAGGTGAGTCCATGAAACCTTTGATTAATAACAATGGATCGGCAATCACCGCGTCGCTTGTATCGAGAAACGCTAACCATATTGAACAAGGTCTATTTAAAAAGTCATCAACCAGGATTGCCGCAAGCGCTTCGTTTTTATCAACGCCCATTAGATTGACTGTGCAAGATTCTACGGTCAATTGTGAATTCTCGATTATTTCAGTAAAACCTAATAGCCCGAACGTGCGAACATAATCATCGCCGCCCCAGGTGATCGAGCGCCCGTAATCTGTAAAGGTATAATCGGCGTGGTCCGGTTCCGCTTTTACTAAATAGCAACAATTGACAGATTGTTTTTTTATTTCTGCGAGCATTGCCGCAGACATGCCGCGCCCTGACATTATAAATCTACCTCGACAAGTTCGACGGTTAATCCGTACTTCATACAGTGATTAACACTAATGCCGACGGTGTCTTCTGTCGGCCTGCCGACAAAAACGAGGCCGCCGCTGTTGCCGTGCACACGTACCGATTCCAGGTTCGTCGTTTCATAATGTAACGGCGGCGCGATATCAAGCGTTCCATTGCCGGAAGGTCCAAGCGATTCGTTAGACGTCAAAATAAATATTCTAAAATTGTTACTTGTTGCAAATTGCACCAGGTCACCGGATTTTAATTCCCCGTTAGGGTCGCCATTAATCACGTCGACACTTCTCCCGGTTTGCCCCGCGCCGTCTACCTGTATGCCAGTTGAATCAGTGCTATTACTTTGCATGAATGATGTTGGCAATTGATAAATGATTTTCCCGGAACGACCACCCGCGCCGGCGAGCGCGCCTAGTATTGCCCCATAATCCGAATGAGTCCTGGCCGGCGGATATTGCAGCGTTAAAGTCCATGTGCCCACCTCGCGGCTTCTTGTCTGTTCAATCAAACTATGGGATACGCTGAAGCGTGACGGCTGGTTTAATGACAAGTCGATTGATATCGGTTTGATTGTTGTCGGCATTGCTACTGTAGGCATTTTTAAAATCCTGGTCGATTGCCCTGTCGGATTGCCTGTTGTCTAACAATACCCGCGACGGCGTTTTTATTTCTCAGTAGAAACTCTGTCCCTGTTTGTGTATCTATTGCATTAATGTTAATCGTGACATTCTGACCGCCAACACTTGGCATGATTTGCCCGGCCGTGTTCGGTACGAATACTTCCGGTTGCCCGCCGTCGCCGACGATTAGTGGTTGATCTTTTCTCGCCGTGCCGCCGGTTGCCCTTCTTGAAAACAAACCGCTTAAAAATCCTGATATCTCACCAGTGACAAATTCTTTAAAAAGACTGTTTGCAATACTTGCGCCGATATCGGCTAACGTGTCTTTAATGCTTTTGTTTGCATCCGTGAATACACTCACAATCCCGCTCGCAACTTCCTCCGCTTTTTGTTCGACCGTATTCAATATTTTATTTTGCTGTTTTGCGGCTTCGTCTGTTTTCTTTGTCAATTCCTGATATTGTTCTGTTGTTGCTTGTAGTACCGCTTGATATTTCGCCTCACTAATTGCATTTGCGGCGCGAAGTTCTTCCAGGCGCGCGAATTGATTTGCGACTTGCTGTATCGGTGTCAATGTCGATTGATATAATGCCTCGCCTTCTGCAATTAATTGATTCCTGATTCTAAGCGCTTCGGCCTCTGCTTTTGCCGCTGTTGTCGATACACTCGAACCGCTGGCCGCGGCGCGGCCCTTCAGTGAATCATCAAGAAATTGCGAAGCGTCTAACCCTGAGACGGCCGCCCCGACGCCGCCCCCGTTTTCCAGGCGTTCAATTTCTTTTCTGATTTCTATTACCCGGTCACGCAAAAAAACGAACCGAAGTTCTGCCTCTTTTAATGATTTGTCATCGCCAAACAATCGATTGAATTTTACCGAGATTCTTGCAACATTAATTGCAGCTTCAATACCCGCCTTTTCGAATTGCTTTATTACTCTTGTTCCGCCGCTGAATGCTGAAGTGATCGCCGGCGCGAGCACGGTTATCAATTCATTTGCAAATGCGGTTGATTGCGCGCGAATGCGTCCGATTGCGTCGACGGCTTCCGTCGCACTCTGCGCGGTTTCCTCGTCGAGAACGACGCCCAGGTCTTTCGCTTCCTGTTTTAAACTGTTTAAACCGTCCTGGCCGAGTCTCAAAAATTGCAGGAATGATACGCCCTCAGAATCAAACAATTTGAATGCAAGGCGCGTTCTGTCTGCTTCGGTTGTGACGCTTTCAAATGCTTTTGCAATAACTTCGATTTGTTCATCAGGTCGCAGCTGGTTAAGTCTTTCAGCGCTAACGCCCAGTTCAAATAATGCGTCTTTTGCTTCACCGGTTCCGATGGCCGCTTCACTAACGCGGCGTTGTAGTCTTTGCAGACCGAGCGAAAGCGTACGCACATTCACGCCGCTTTGCTCTGCCGCAAATGACAAGGCGGAGAAACCAGACACGCTAACGTTAAGGCGGTCCGATAGCTTATTGACTGAATCCGCCGCCTTGATCGCATCAGAAATAAAACGCCCGACGGCGAATGCTGCAATGCCGGCGCCGACTGAACGGACCACCCTATCTAATCGCCTAAAACCCCTAGTCGCAGAATTAACGGCAAGTTTTGTTCTATCTGTGCCGCGCAATTCATAGCGATTTATGATATCAGCCATTTTGCGTTTTACTCCATGTTATCCAGTTAACGAGTTCCTTAACTGGCATTTGATCAAGTTTATAAACCGGCGTTTTTAACATATGCGCGATGTCATAAATAACTTTTTCATCGCCGGTTAACTTGTCTTTTTTGCGGCTTCCTCAAGTTCGTTCATATCCTCATTAATGAGGCCCGCAATTTCCACAATGCGATCTGGCCCGAACATACCCATGCCGAATTTTCGTATTTCGTCGACATCAGCCGGCGTCATGATTCGGTTGCCGTTCTCATCCTTGGCCCTTACTTCAATAGTTTTCAAACACAAGTCAAAATTTGTTTTTGCCTGGTTGATTTCCTGCATTTGCCCGACGGTCAAAGGCGCGACATATATTGTCATTCCCCAATCTTCGAGCGTTATTGATTTTTTCTTGTTGTTGTTTTCGTAATTTTCTTTTATTAATTTACTTATACTCATTTTCTCCGCCTAGAAAATTTAAGTTGTTTTATGGCAATGACGTTGCAGTCATCGCACCGTTAACAGTAAAACCGACAGTCAATTCATTAAGACCATCTACGCCGCCGCCGTCGCGGGATATGCTTGTTATTGTGGATCCATTGGTGGCCGTCGCGTAATAGTTCGCGCCTGATCCGTCGCCCTCCGGGTATATTTCAATTGTCGGATTACCACCGACCGCGAATTCATCTTGGTTACTGGATGCGCCCAAGTCCATATGAAACGTTAATTCACCGGAAGTTTGAACCGCGCCCGCTTCGAATTTCTTTGTGCAATTGCCCATTTCTGAAGCGTCGATCTGTTCGGCGGTTTCCTCAAATGACCAGTTTGTTAATTCACCGATTAAAACCGCGGTCCCAGTCGCCGCGACTTTTACTTTACCTCTACATCCTCTTATAACTGCCATTTTCTTACCCTCAATTAATTGCTGTTTGCGGAACGCCGTCGGCAACGCGATAATTCACATTAAAAGTCACAACGGCCTTTTGTAAAACGCTGTCACCAACCGCATTAAATTCGTATTCGGTCGAATCTATTTCGATTGATATATAATTTGTTCCTTGCATGCTGTTGGCTAATATTGCTTGCTCGATATCTTCGCAAAAATCGTCCAGGCGCGAATAATCTGTATTCTTTTCTATAAACTCGATGCCGACTTGCAGTGTCCTGTAATTCGCCGCAGGCTGCCCCATTGCGCCATATTCGTCATATGTAGCGTTCTCGCTTCGATAGATAATATTTTGCGCCGGCAATTGTGCGTCACTAAATGGCCTTGTTTGTTGTATTGCAAACGTAGTTACATTCGGCGTCGCATTAATCATTGCCGCGATCTCGTTTATTATTTTTTCTCTGTTATGCATTTTTACGCCTCGTGCAGTTTTAAAATAACTTCGCCTTCGTTGTTCGGCTGTTGTTGTATTACTTCGTAATTAACTGATCTGATCGTCAACTCATTATTAACAATATTTGTTAAGTCGCTCTCTCTTATTCTGAATAGCGGGTCACTGTCGTCGACTTCTGCATAGTCGCTTAAATCATTCGATTCAAAGTCATTAAAAAAATGTCCGGCAATTTCATTGCTTCCCGATGTTGCGACTTCAGCGAAACCCGACGACGTATCATAAAACGTCATCAGGTCATCGCTGATTGTGTCGCGGAGTGTCATTAAGACTCGAACGGGTTAAGGTAAACTTCAACCAGGTTCAAGCCCGCGCCGGCGGCTTTTGCAGTCAAGCAAAAACCGGCGGGCGCGTCTGTTGCAGTTTTTGTAAACAGACTCGTGCCGGTTGCGTAATACACCAGGTCGCCGACCGCGAATGCGACACCGGTAGCACAATCGCCGGTAATCGGCCCCTTGATCCTAATCGTGCCATCTTCGCCGCTTGCGGTTGTTGTCATCCACATACCTGCACCGCCGGCAACATCGATGTCGCCGACTGATTTGTTATCGCCGGCGGTTTTTGTTACGTCGACCGCTTCGAGCGCATAACTGCCGTTTGCTCTATTAGTCATATTTCATGTCCTCTTGTTAATTGAAATTAAGCGCCGTTTTTTTATGCGCCGCCGTCGTTCTTGAATACTGCACGGAAGTCAAGCGCGGTTATTCCGAAGTCCAGGCGAACCATAAACGTTACACCGGACCGGTTGATCTGTTCTTCCTGGCGTACCGTTGGTGTGCGCTGTCCGCGTAAAAATGCAACTTCGAATGTGTCGCGTGTATTCGGGTCAGCAAACAAATACCAGCCGTTCGCGTCTTTATCATCAAGGCGATGCTCGCGAACAACTTCGAATTTTTGATAGAACGGATTCGCCGCACTGAATGATGTTGTTGTGCCTTCGGCCGGGTCGTTGATTGTATTACGCAAGACAAGCGCCGTTGTTTCGAGTGCATCGGGAACCAACATAAACGCCGGGCGAATGCCCAGGCTTGCTTGGTCGCTTGGATCTTTTTGAGTCGCCATTTTTGTTTTGCCGACATTCATTGTCGCCACACTAGGCGCGCCGCCTGAAGTCACCAGGTTGTTATTTGTCGCATGGAACAAGGCTAGATTATTTTGCGACAACGTTTTACCGACACCGGCAGAACCATAAATGATATCGTCAATAAGAACGTCGCCTACTTTGCGATTAGCCGCCGCGCCCATTGCCATTGGGATTCTTGAAAATGCGTCCACGTCATCGTTTATTAATGCCTGGCGTGAAATAACAAAGAGTTTCGCATATTCGTCCAATTGAATCGGTTCGCTAACATCAACAAAACGACCGGTTTTATATAATCCGCCGTCGCTCACTTTATCCAGACTTGAAAATGCGGACAGGTTGGTGCGCTTCGCTTGTTTGAAGTCCGGCAGATCACCAATGCGGCAGTAACGATTCCATGTTTCTTCTGATTCATTGAAACCGATTGTTGTCGCTTTCTCCGCGATGTTTTCAAGAATGCCGGTGAAGTCGGAGGCGGTTTGACCGACGCCGATGTTACGTTGCGTTAATGCATTACCAACAATGTCATGAACCGACATTTTACCGGTCGCTACGCCGTTCGACTCAAGGTAAACCCGACAAATATCAGCCATAGAGTGGCCTGCATATTCAACATTGCGCCGCAGTTCATCCATTCTTGACTTGTCGCGTTCCAGGTCACACCTTACCGTTAATGAATCGATGATATGTTGTGTTTTCTTTTCCATATCATCCATGCCGTTAGGCGCAATGCGTTGTGTAACTCTTGATTCAAGGTCAATTTGTTGCGGTGCGTTTGAACCGCGCGCAATATTCTCGCCTTCATCATTGAATGCCGCGCTTTCTATGATGTCGGCATATTCCGCGGCACAACGATTAATGTCGTAGCCGTCCGCGATTGCCTTGTCTTTCAGTTCATCAATTTTCGGTGAACTATATTTTCGCGTTGCAAAATAGCTGTTAATGCTCGCAATTCGTGCGCGTTCAATTTGCGCGCCTTTGTCGCGTTCGTTTTTTTCAATGATTTCATCTTTCATTGTTTTATCTCCGTTTTGTTTAAAGGTTCGTCCGATTCCCGCGCCTGAATCGGCCGGAACGGTTGCAAGAGAGACTTCCAACGGCGTCCACCTTGTCACGTTGATTGTGCGTTCGCCGTTGGATGTTTCCTCTATTTCGTAATCGTCAATCGATGCTCTTATGCTAACGTCGCCATTAATCATTTTTCGATTGAGTTTTGATTCATACTTCGCGCCGAGTTCGTCTTCACTATCGAAAACAATATCGCCTTTTAATTTTTTGTTAACGATCCGCAAATTGCGGACCATACCTAA